CTGACCGGACAAACTTGGACACTTATGCTGTTACCAGCAGTGCCTGCATAACGTGAGATGAATGTATGCTCTTGTGAATCGAGTGTACCTTCTTGTGCATCAAAGTCATCTGCGTTTTTGACGAGAGGACGATCACCAGTCGTTAATGTGGTGGCAGTTGCATCGTATGCATTCTTGCCTCCAGCAACTGAGTCATCGTTCATGCCCCGTACAACGTACAGACTGTTTGAGTACCGTAAGAATGAAGCAGCAGACAAAAAGTCAACTGCGTTTGTTGCGTTTGGTGTACCGAATCGAGTTTCCAAAGTTCCTTCGTTGTCTACCAGAACTGGTTCGTCGACTGGGCCCCAATTAAAATCTCCGACATACGCACCGATGGAAGTTTGGATTGCAGGCACTACACCTGTTAGGTCAACTTCTCGGATCGTAATAGCGGGACTCAATGAAGTGTTAAGCGCCATCTTTATATTCCTTTCTCTTAGCTAATAATAAGGGTTGTCATAATACGGATTGAATCTCAATATGTCTATTTATTCTAATGAGGTTTTTAAGAATGTCATCGTCAGAAGTCAATCTCATCTGAAAATAAGTTCCATTCTTCTCGGGCCTCTCGCGCAAGGCGTTCCGACTCGAGTTCCTGTATAAAATTATCTCCATTATCGATGTAACCAAACGGTACAATGTCGTCTCTGATCAATTTCATTTTCTCTTCAAACAGGATCTGTTTTAGATCAACATCTGTCATGTCAGAGAAGAACTGTGTGTTGGCGAAGTACCCAAACATAACCAAATTCATCATCAGATCATCATGATTACCGTCCGATGCCTCATACGAAGTTCCGTTCGCCTCGAAGGTAGAGATCTCTGAGATGGTTTCGATATCGTGAATTTCTAATTTTCTTTCTTCCAGAATATCTTTGATGGCAGAGCATCCAAGACGTTTTGTCTTTCGGTTCATTTCAATACCTATGGCGTCTGCCTTTATTGCTGACGTCAGGTGCACATTTTCGTACTCCAGATCATGGTACAGTCCGTTACAAACAACTGAACCTTGGTCGTTGTTTTCAATTACGCAATATGCCTCATTATATACGATACCATACTTATATATAATGTTTGGGAAGAGTATTGGAGAAATAGTGTTGTTCCGATACACCGCCACTTGAGAGAAAGGGCGAGTAGAAATATCAATGATAGTGAACGTAGAATAGTCCTTACCTCTTCCCTTCGAGACATCAACGGTCATGATGTACTCGTGTCCTGCGCAGGGCTCGGAATAGACTAGTAATAGACCATTCTCCAAATGACGCAGAGGTTCTCTTGCCCTCAAGGACATTAGGGTCTCTGCGTTAACTAGGGTATCTCCTGTCCCGAAGAACGTGTTACCATATTCTTGGTCGAACTGCAGCTGTGACGTGTTACCAATTGTCGTTGCTTTCCATGCTTCATCTCTTCCTGGAACATCACTCCAGTCGACTCTTGTCGGTTTGTAATCGTTAGTGCCTTGCAATGCACCTTCCCATAGTTTGTGAAAGGTGTTACCAATGCCGTTGGCAGTAGAGGTGATGATAACCTTTGTGGTTGTACCCGAGGTGATTACAGGATAGGTAGAGGTATAGAATGTGTCTGCCTTTTCAACAAACGCAAACTCATCAAGATACAGCAGGTTGACCGACATAGATCGAATGGAAGAACCAGACGTTGCCCGAGCAACAATCATGGAGTTGTTAGAGAAATCAATGTTACCTTTGTTGAGTGCCTTACACCCAGGTTGGAGAAAGAACGGAAGATTCTCTAGCATCAGTGTGATTCGTTCGAGCATCCCTCGAGCATTCAGACCTTTATTTGCTAGAACCGCCACCGTCTTTTCTGAATGGAACAATGCGTACCAGAGCAGGAACGCGCAACAAGAGATTGACTTACCTGACTGACGACACGCCAGCACGATGTTGAATCTATCGCTCTGGAAGTTGTCAAACATCTCCTCTTGATACGGATAGAGATCGAACGGAACTAGGCCCCGATCAAGGTGAATTACTTTGCAATAGTTCTTAGCGAAGTAGACAGGATCGACCCGACAACTGTTGTACTCCTTGATCTTCTCTTCTGTCCACGATTCTTGGACATCGTTCCGCTTGACGTTGGAGTTGCCGAGATAACCATTTTCTGGGATCTTGGTATCGTCTACTATCTCAGGTTTCTTTTTCGTTTTCGTCATCTGGGGTTATGTCCTTTTCATCAGGGGCATCGGTATTCTGAAGCATCCGCTGCAATTCCTCAGTTGTTCCAACAAAGATATTATTATTCGTCACACCACCCTCTTGATTACCAGTAGGAACTGGCAGCGCTGTTGCCTTGATATCCTTCTGCTTCTTGTTGAGGTCCATGAGTTTGTCCGTTATGTCTGCGATATTCTTCATCATGCCAGACAAAACTTCGTATGCTCTTGGGTGTTCGGACTGCTCAGCAACCTGCATCATCATATCCATGGCAGACGTTCCCTTGTCCATCAAATCTAGATACGTTGTTCTCGAGGTGCTATAGTCGGTGTCAATGTTCTGCTTTTCTTCTTTCTCGCTCATAGTATATTTCCTTATGGTACGCTATCAAGTGCTCCATAGATATCGGTATTGAATCCAAAGTCACTATCTTGACTTACACCATCTGGGGTTGGATACGTTTGCAGCGTTTCTAGAAGTACATCGCTGTCATCTAGACCTGCACCCTGATTATATATCTCACCTTCAACAGAACGGATGATTGGTGAATCGACCACTGGACCGTAGAACGAGATCTTCATGTCGAATGAGAGTGTATATATGATTGTTCTTCGTTGTTCTAATGGACCTTCGTAGTCATCTTGAAACGAAACACTAGTGAGAGTGATTGGAACATCGTCCTTCACTTCTGGAACGTTGTCCAGAGGAACTGCTGTCACAGTGTAATGTGGATTGAAATACGGTAGGACTTGCTCTACAATCTGCAGAGCATCGTCTTGTGTCTTGGCGTACACATTAAGTTCAAACTGGATGTTGTATGGAATGGAAGTATACAACTTTGTTCGTGACTCAATACCGTCTGATGTTGCTGATGGTAGTGTACGTCTGTTCGTTTTCGGCAACTGCCTGATACCATCGTATTCATAAGAGATAATCTCAAATGACATACGAGGCAGTTTGATTGCCAACTGTCTTTCGTTCTCTTCACCAAGGTTCATCTGGGCGATACGTTCAATGAAGTTTCGCTTTGGTGCATAACTCAGAGGCACCTTGACTTGGTTCAGGGAAGTCCCATCACCTTTCGCTCGAACAACATTGATGTTGTTGAACAGTGAACCGAATACGGCAACTGCTCTACGAATTCGTTGATGGTAAAAATGAGTTCCAAACATTATTGCGGATCTCCAAACGGATTACTCTCGGTGAAGTCAATGAAATCCCCTTGGAATCCTTCAAAGATATCGTTCTGTGCTGCCTGTAGAATGTTTTGTAACTCCTCAACTAACGAAGGTATACCCGTTGTTCCAGAAGTAGCACCTGTCACAACAACACCAGGGTTGTACTGGTGGTAGTCGCCATCGCTCGTGCCCACGTGCGCGAGGAACACTTTAGAATCAGAGTCGTTCCAGTTAACAACCTCACCTGTTATGGTGTAGTCTGTGTTGACCTGCGATACTGATTCACCGATGGTGAAGTCTGATGCTGCTGCCACAGAGTCTAGAGACAACACATACTGGAACGCAGCAAACTTCTCAACGTCATCGATAGTCTCGTTACCGGTGTCAAAGTCCTCGTCATTGTACTCAAACAATTCACACATCATTCTGAATGTGGGAAGATTCTTCAACTGGTAGAATGGCGTTTCGTCCTCAACCTTCATGATCTGGAACATGGACTGCGACAGTGGAAGATAAATGATATCACCTTCTCTTGGTCTGTACATGGGTTTGTCGTCAGTCTGCTCGAACCTAGCAGTCGTTGATTTCCACCTTCGTCTTGAAACGATGAACGTTGCAGCGTCCCTTATCTCTACCCCAAACTTGGAGAACAGATCGCGGTCACCTTCGAATCCATCAATACCTTCAATGTACATCTCAACTTTGTATGCACTCTGGAACAGAGATGAGTTGTCGTCCAAGAACACAGTGTCCTTGTTGACAAGTTCTCTTGGAAGGTAGTAGACATCGGTTCCATACTGTTTGATCGACTCAACAATCAAATCCTCGAGGAGATACTGTTCTCCTGTGGAACCTCTACTAATGTATCTGTTAGTTGCCACTTATGTTTTATCCAACAAAGAAGTCAATAGGATTCTCATATTCCAATCGAATGGATTCTCTTAATGCTTCGAGTTCTGTTTGTGCGTCATCGAACAATTGCCTTCCGTTGACTGTCACCCCGCCTGGAAGCAGCATCCCATCAAATTTCATCATGTTAAGACCCCACTGTTCTTTGATCAATGCTGTGGTGTATGCCTTCAACCACTTGTCATTGTAAACACTAGTGTGCGTCTGGGGGTCAATAATTTGGTACACTTCAGCAATAACGTAGTCACCCTCGGCGATATCCTCATCTTCAAAGTCGCCAAAGACATACAGTCTGTTCTGGTGTCGGGAAAACGTGACCTGTGGTGTTCCATTTAACTGGTGGTCGATCAAGTCCATGTACTGCTCTAACTGATAGAGGTATGCTAGATCGCCATAGAAACTGGAGAGTTCACCCATGTTCTGAAGG